GCGTCTGATTCGAAATCGCTGTACTTAGCTATAAAGTCTTCATACTCGCGACGAGTTATGTCGGCATATGTCTTATCAGGATCAGCTACTGTAGGTAGTGAACTAGCATAGCCTGCTGCAATTTGTTTTGCGGAGATAGAGCCTAGGTTTGGAATCATGATTTACCTCTTTCCATACAACGAGCCCGCCTGGATTCGTTGACCTAAAGTTGTAGGAAGTACCTGGTTGGGGTTGGCTCCCGGAATGGGGGCGCCGTCCGGCCCGATTTTCAGCTCAGTACCTATATTTGGAGAAAAGAAAGTGCCTCCACCAGCCATATTTTTAACGCCCTGCATACCCAATGCAGACCCGAGCTGCACAGCCGCATTGAATTTTGCGGTGGATACGTCTTGTTTCGCTTTAGCCTTAGTAAGTGCCTCAGAAGTAGCGAGTCGGGAGGCCGCGGCCATACCTTTTTGAGCATCAGCGGCTTGACCGCGCGCGGTGCCGAGTACATTTGTTTGCATCTGATTTTGAATACCCAGGCCAGAAGTATTGGCTACTCCAAGCTGCCCTTGAAGTCCTTTGGACATGTCGCTACCAGCGGAGACGTTCTGGGTTTGTTGGAACCCTATGTCATTAGTAAGCGCTTGCATGGTGTCTGCGTTTGCCCGCGCGCGAAGTGTCGTTGTCGGGTCATCTGATAAAGATTTATCCCGCATCTGGACTAAGAGAGGATCATACTTTTCTTTAAAACTGTTATATTCAGCCAACGCTACAGCAGCGTTAGTTTTGTCTGCTTCGCTTGGCTTGTAATCCTGTTGTTTGGGTTTCTTACTCATCAACCTGCCTCGTATATACTCTAGTATCTAAACTCCAACCGGAGCCTCGTAAATACGCTTCCAATGCGTTGACAGGTGTCCATACCTCTAAACGATTACACTCTAATTGTTTTGCCACATTTTCGAAAAACGGCAAATAGTTAATTACGTTGTTGCTGCCAAGTTTTTTAGCCCAGCAAACCCAAAAATGCAGCGTACGGTCCTTCGTGTACTGGTCCGTTATGACGTTTGTTATAACAAACCCATCTGAGGACACGTGTAAAAGCGCGTTTCCGTATAAACACTCTGCGTATACATCCTCGGGTCTCCAGGTCAGGCTTGGTATTTGAGCCTTAAGCTCTAACAAAGCCGGACGAATCCAATCCCATTCGTCACGAATATCCGCAATAACCGGATCAGATAAAGGATTTTCTACCTGCGTACTTACGAGTTTTACGTCCGCCATGTAGTCCTCCATATCTAACCTTTGCAACGACTGGGTTATCCGCCTGACGGCCGCGTCTTTCGGCGTAAATCAGTCCTTCGTTAAACAGCCCATTGTAGATTTGGGCTGCTGCAAGATCTGTCCAGTCCTGAGAGGGCATACGTGTCAGCCTAAACAGGGCACCATTAACAATCGTGTCTCTGTAGTCGGTCATAACACCGTCGTCGCAGGCGTTTGAAGTTTGTGTCGGTTTCAAAGCAACTCGTATTTCCACACCTTGTGAGATGGTTTCGCTCGGGACGGGTACAAGATTTACGGTCGTAAGGTTCTGCTTTATAAAATACTCGGGAGTGCCGGTATCTTTACGCCAGTTCTCTTTACGTTGCTCCAACAATCCGCTGGATACAGGCTCAAGGGGTTTACCTTCATGTGTCATCCAAACTATTCGATGTACGATCGTTCCGGTGGGTGGCTCCAAGTCGTACTCATAGATACCTGAAACCACAGTAATAGGGTCAAGCTGCACCTGATAAGCTTCTGACTTCTCGCATAGCTCTATGACTGCGGATCGAATTGAGCGTTCAGCGATTACTTCGGGGCATGCGGGAACCATCGATAGGATGTCAGGCAAAATAGTGTCGTATCTGATAGCCATTAGCCGTCTCCTCTACGTTCGATATTAGGGGTAGTGATCGTGTCGATCTGCGCCTTACCCGTAATCGCGGCGGTAAACAGGTTGTAGTGAGACGAGGCTCTCTGCGCGTTACCAGCGGCCTCGGACTCTTTCATGAACGCCATATATAAGATGTAGTTTTGGACGGCGTTGGCATACATGTCATCAACGCTAAGGTTGCCGCCTGCTGAGACAGTCGCTGGGTTCTTGGAGTAGACAATTTCTATGTAGGTGCTACCAGAAACGCCGGGGAATACGTAGTAGTTCTTAGGGTCTTGCTCGTCGTAAATATAGTTTTTAACTACGTTTGTGTGAGCAGCGTCTCCTGTAACAGCTGGGTCATGCCATGTAGGTGTCTGGGTGTCTAGAACATCTCTTGCTACAAGACGTATTGCCCGCCCGCCATTGCCACCAGAGGCAGCCGACATGTTCCGCATTACCCGAAGTAGGCGATTTCCGTCAGAAGGTATTGACTGCTTAGTGCCGGTAGCCAGCGTTACGGTAGTATTTTCGGATGTAGCATCTGGCTTGAGTAGGGCTATTTCACGTTGAGCATCATTCAGCCATTGGATGAGCTCATTTGTTTCATTCCAGCGGATACCGGCAGTGTCCTGCAGAGTCTCTTGAACTTTGTTTATAACGTCATTAACCGCTACAGCCATTGCTACCTCTATCTACGTAACGCTTCTTCCCAAGCTGCGTCGCGTTGCTCTGATGACAATGTTTTACCCGCTAACTTATTCACTACAGCAGCTTTGGGCGTATTGTCGTTTTTAAAATTACTTGGGTTACCCTCGTCCATAAGAACAACTAACTGGTCCACTAGCTCGTCAAACGAAACGTCATCAGATTCTTCGCTTTCTTCTTCGATACTCGGTTCGACGGTAGTGCCATCAACTTGTTTTGCCCCCATCGACATCGCCAAGATTGCAGCTTCTTCTGCCAGCTCTTGGGGTTCGCCAGGGAACAGTACGAATACACCACCCCAGGTGGTGGTAACTCTTATTTCTTTATCTGATAGGACCTTCATTTGATTTCCTTTCTATGAAGAAGATGCCCCCCTCCGAAGAGGGGGGACTTATACCTATTGAGCGGTATCGAGACAGATAACGCCGAAGTCCTGGACGGAGCCAGAAATATCAGAGTTGTACTTCGGCTTACGAAGACCAAAGATTTTGCCGACAGAAATACCGGCTTGGTTTTCGTAATCGAAGGTGTCTTCGACGATCTCAGGCAGACCGATATCGGCCATTGCAAGAGCCTGTGCGCCGCAGAACAGAGCACGTGCGCCGTTTACATCAGCGTTTGCACCCCATTTGTAACCAGCAGCACCAGCGTTACTGGAAGTACCAGCTGTTGCACCGGATGTGTTGAACACGTGGCGGAACTCATGAACCATCACGCCGTCAACCATCAGACTGGACGATCCAGCAAACAGACCGTTGCCTGGGCCGCGAACACCGGCGTTTCTGACGTTAGCCAGGAAGTCGGAGTCGAGTTTCAGGTCAGCCATTTGCTGTGGAGTTACGAAGAGATGGAACATCTCGTCGTTACCTGCGCCGCGGATACCACGAATGTAGTTGTCTTTGGCAAAGGCTTTGAGCTCAACAATACAACGATATGTGATCGTATCGGTGGCAGCGACCTGAGTCGTTGCAACACTTGAAGTCACAAGGTTATTCGTTGCATCCCAACGCACGTGACGTGCGCTTGTAGGAGCAGATACGTCAGAAGCAAACACCAAATCAACCAGCTCGTGGCCAGCTGAAGAAGAGGTTGTACGGAGCGCACCGTTGTTTTTGTTTGTGTAAGCAACACCAGCAAGCGTGAGGAACGCGAGTTGGTCCATACGGTCAGCCATGGCATATGCCAAAGCGTCACGTGATTGCTCACGGAAGTTCACAACCGTTTTCTGGTCGGCCATACGTCCGGCTACGCGGTTAGCGAAGCGGAGTTGGTCCAGCTCGATTGTGATGTCGAAGGCACGCAGTGCTTCTTCATTACCTTCCAGAGTGTTGTCGCCGGTAATACCGTCGCCAGTCATATCTGCAAGCAATGTGATATTCGCTTTTGTGCCTTTGTTTGATTTGGTCAGCTCTGTTACGCGCTGCACCATTGCATTTTGTCCTGCGCCAGCGAACTGGTTGATGAAGGACATATTGCGGGCCACACGCCAAAAGTCGCGTGACCATACCTGTAACTGGTCGCCCGTAAGCGTGCCGTAGTTTGTAGTAGCCATTTTAAGCTCCATAAAAGATATGTTTCACTAAATGATTGAGGTCATCCCAATCATCGACCGTCTTATTGATGGGCAGACATGCCCGTGTACCTCGTATCGTGAGGAACGTGTGACGTGCGTTTAGCGAGTTACGAGCTCGGCGTGTTTAACGCCCCGACGGGCGAATACGATGTTTATCGTGATCGATCACGACCTGATATCGCACAGGTAAGCGAAAGTAGTATTATATTAGTTAAACTAATATATCACCGCAAGCAATAACAATCAGACGATGTCTCCTCTCAGCCTGCGAAGGGTAGCTTCAGGAAGAGCATCAAACTCGTCCTCAGACAAACCACCGAAATCAACAACGTTCTCACCGCGAGAAGACGAACCTTCACCCTCTAGCTCTGGTGGTTGGGCTTCTGCCGCTTTGAGTTTCTTGGCGACTGAGGCTTTTTTCTTAGCTGTCTGTTCTGAACTTGCTGCAGCTAGGGCCGGTTGTTCAGCTTCTCCTGCAGTATCGAGGTCGCGGTCCTTAACGACGTACTTAACTGCTCTGCTAAGAGCGTCAACGGCGTCATAACCTTTAATGATAAACGCATCACGAAGTTCGACGACTTCGTTTGTATATTCCTCATTAAAATGATCGGAGTTCTGATCGAATACTGGGTAAGTTGCCTCCATATCGGCTGCGGCCTGTTGAAGAGCTGTTGCAGTCTGGGACTGTTGTACAGTTTGTCCCATCTTCTGCTCCATCTCCCAAGAAATCTGGGCTTTCTCTGCCCCACGGATTTCTTTACGGAGTGCCATAGCTTTTTCAGCTTCTCCGTCAAGGACAAGTGTTTGGTATTCGATTTCTTTTGCATCAAAATCGTACTCCTCTGGTGCTTCCTCTGGCTGTTCCGCAGCTGCCTTCATTTCTTCTACCTGTTTTTGTAGCGCTTTCTGCTTTGCTAACACTTCATCAAGGCGAGACTTAGGCACCATTGGGCTTTTTGCCTCTGGCTCTGCTTTTTCTGCGGCAAGTGGTAGCTCTTCCTCGGGCTCTTCAGAAGTTTTCGGCTCTTCTTCGGTATCACCCTCGTCAGGCTCGGTGTCATCGTCGTCGTCACCCGCTTCAGCTGTAGTTTCTTCGGTTTCTTCGGTTTCTTCGGCTTCAGCTGTAGTTTCTTCGGTTTCTTCCGCTTTTTCTGGCTCCGGTTCGGGGTCATCAAAGCTTAAACTTATGTTTTCTGGTGCCTCAAGGGGCTCTGCGCCCGGCATAACTTCAAACGAAAGCGGCTTTTCTTCAGTAGCTTCCTGGTTTTCCATGTTTTCACTCATTACGCACTCCTAAATTTGCGTTGGTTGGCCTTTTTTTGCTGCTGTACTCATGGCAGTAGTGGCCAACTTTGCCGCTGCCGATGTTTGTGCCTGTGTTTGGCGGGTGTTGTTTGTTAAATCAGCAAGTTCACGCCGCAATTGCAGGTTTTCTTGCGCCATTTGCAGCTCTTGCTGTAGTTCTGCGGCCTTCAACTGCGGTTGAACGTCTGCAATATCCTGAACTTTGGCAACATTTACCGCTGCATCGGACTGAATCTTGCGAACTTCGGCCTCAAGTTTGGCAACTTGAAGCTGTGCTTCCTGCATTGCGAGCTGTTGCTGCATCTGCATGATCTGCATCTGCTGTTCAGATGGGTCTTGACGCAGTCTCGCGGCCAATTCTGACTTCTTGGCTAAGTGCGAGTACTGCACAATCGCATCATCTGGCACTGCTACACCTGCTTGACGCAAAGCTAACGCCTCTGCGAACTGCACTTCATCGAAGGAATCGCGTGCAGGCTGCGTAGCAATCACCACGTCGTACTCACCGATGGTCAGATCGTTCACGATCTCACCGCTCGGGGTCATTTGGTTGATCACCATCTCCTCACGGGCCTCCATCGGGTCGTCATCATTAGTAATCCTAATAATTCTCTGTTCGGAGTAAAACGTTTGGACAAGATTTAGGATTTTCTCAGCGAGGTACTGACGGGTTTTCCGCAGATTGTCGAGCGGAACTTGAATCATGATCACGCCACGATTCTGTTTAGCCTGAATTGCTATACCTGAAACTTCAGCGCCGTCTGTACCGAGCATAGAGTCGTTGATACCGCTAATCGATTTAATATTTGCAGCGGCTTTCTGACTAATACGGTCGAGACCGGTCGGGATCTGGTTGGGTTGGATCTTGGAGGGAGGTGAAGATCCACGATTGTACTCCAGTACCAGACCGGTCTCTGCCCCGTGTTCTTCTAAATCTTCGGCCTGCATATTGGTTAGGGACCCAGATTCGACAACCCATCCACTATTAGCGGTGGTGTTGACGATATGCAGTTCTTGACTAGCGATTTTATTCAGCTGTTCCTGTGGTGAGAGGAGGTTCCTCACCATGCCAAATGGACGACCGCGCCGGAAGTAAGCGAAGAACGGGACAATGGTAAAATCAGAATAAGGAGAAAAGTCATCGTGTAGTACGACCTTGTCGCACGTAACTGTCCAACGAACTTTCTTTTTAGTCTTTGAAATAACGTTCAGGCCGTAGTCTTTAGCAAACTTTTTAGTCTTCCGATCAGACCATGCCTCTGGAACATCGCGTTGGTCACCCGTATTCGGGTCTACAAAACAGTCGACGCGAGTGATTTTACGATGTTGACGCTCAATAACACGTAGGGATTTGACAGTACGATATTCATCTTCGCCAGGGATGGCTGTGCCAAGATAATCATCAGACTCATCAAGGTCGCCGTAACGTGTTTCGCTGTATTCGACAGAGTCCCGACCGAAGCTGTTACCGTTCTCCGCAATAAAGCGAAGGCGGTCGGCTTGGTCTTGTCCGTACATCTCCTCGATATCATCGAGCGTCATCCAGCGAGTGTAGAAGAACTCATTCCACGTCTTGGGGTCGTAGTCCTTGGCGTCAGGGTCGATAACAACGTCCAATGGATCAAGGGATTTGATTCGTACTTCGCCTTCAACGTGGTCGCTGAAGTCCATTCGTACGTCAAAATAACCACGGCCATCCATAATCAGGCCGTCAGCAAATACCTGCTGCTCAATCCAGTCTAGTTTGTTGTTATCCGCAATCTGCATGTACAACTTTGTAAGCGTGTGTGCAACTTCTTCCGACCCACCGCGACGAGGTTTGAACTTTATATCTGCTCGTCGGTTGGACTGCTCACCAAGCACTGTATTTACAGTAGGTAAAACCGTATTAATTGTTAGTGCGGGGCGACCTTCAGCGTCTAAGTTAGCAACATCCATATGGTCCCATTGCTCGCCCTGGTAAAACGCATCACACTTCTTGGCCATATCTATGTAGTCAATGTGACCATGGTCACGGGCTCGTGTGTATCGATCCCACTGATCGTGGGCTACCTTGTCTTCTTCACCGGGGGATAATCTGGGCTTCTTAGTATGTGTTGTCATGTCACGCACTCATCGCTGATTTGATCTTCACTTCTTTACCAAGATAGCGGAGTCTGTCTCTCCAGCTTGGCGGCTCAACAATACGTTCGTGGAATGTAGAAAACTCCGTCATCATTAATCCAATCCATGCCAACGCATCAACTTGGTCATCGTGGACACCGTTCGGGAAGCGCAAAAGTTCTGCCACCAACGGGCCGGTAAAAACTTCGTTACGCGGCAAGAACACCATTCCCTGCTGCATACGACCTTGAATAGCTCGAGCACGAGCTTCTTTATCGCGGCGGCCAACTTTCAAATCCTTGAAGTAAGCCTCATTGAGACCTCGCTCGCGCGTTCGCTTTTCTAGGAACGGGCCAAGCGCCATCTCGATGTGACCCTTTTCGATTCCAATAATCGAGGGCCTCCATAATTCATAACAGTCTAAAATCCGTTCGACAAGCTCAAAACCGTCGAACCGACCGCGGATGACATCGACAACGAATAAATTATCGAACTCGTCAATACCAACCACCATACCAACTGAGTAGTCATTTCTATCTCTTTTACCTATAGCTAAGTCCCACGCACAGTAATAACGCAACCTATCCTGGTCGATATCTTCTCTGTCGTAGTACTGGATCATGTCCCTTGTAAAGTAATCGCCGTCATCTGCAACTGGATTCTGCTGATACAACGCGGACCAATCTCTTGGGCCCACGGCTCGTTGTATACGCTCTAGTGCTTCTACGTCATATCGCTCTGGGTGAAGTGCTTCTCCGGCCTCGCGGAACTCTTCGTCTTCCTCCGCAATAGCGGGGTATTTCACAACCTCCCACTCGTCACCACCCTCCGACATATTCTTTAGAAGACGGCCGACCAAATCGTCGTCGTGCCAGCGGGTCATGATTACAAGAATCCCTCCGCCAGGGGCAAGACGCGTATACGCGGTGGAGGTGTACCAGTCCCATGTGCTCTCACGGTTATTTTGTGACTCTGCGTCCTCGCGGTTTTTAACAGGGTCATCAATCACTAATACATGTGCACCTTTACCGGTGATACCACCACCAACACCGGCAGCGACATAGCCACCACCAGCAGACGTTAGCCAGGCTTCCGCTGACTGCGAGTCAGGGTCCAGGCGTGTTTTGAATGTAGTCTTGAACGACGGTTCACGAAGCGTCTGCCGTACTTTACGGCTGAAGGTCATGGCCAACGCTCCAGAGTATGAACAGCTAATAAACTCATGTTGTGGGTTACGGCCTATATGCCAAGCAGGGAAACCTACACTGGCTATGGTCGACTTCCCAAGTCGAGGGGGCATCTGCAGGATGAGCCGCGGGCTCTCTTTATTTACTACAGCCTCACTAAACTTCTCGAGTCGTTGGCATATGTCTTTATGTACCCATCCCGCCATGTAGTCAGGATTGTTTCGTTCGATAAACGGCAACAACCGACGACGAGTCAAGAACCGTGATGCAAGCTCCTGTTTCGCTAGTTCTTCGGCCGTGGTCCGTTGTTCAACTTCTTGGGGCGTAGGTTGGTCTGGGTCAGGCATGGCATCCTGCATGTCAGCCACACAATACGCACAGTACCCGTCGTCTCCAGAGTAAAGTGTCTCCGGCTGATTCTTATGGCAACGTCTGCACTCAATTTGAACTACCTCAGTCAGCTTTTGGCTCCAAATGATCGATTGTTTTACCAGCAATCTCTAACAACTCTTCGTCGGTCATACGTTCAAGCTGCTTAGATCCGTTGATCTGTATATTGACCAGTGGTTTTGTTTCTTCTTTGGACAGGCCGTGCAGTTTCACAAGAGAGTCGGTGGTGTTCTTCATCTCTGTTGCGTTGGCGCTGGAGTTGTATGCTTTTAGATACATCCAATGCGCGTCGGCCAGTTCAAACCGTACTTCCTCACGATTTTGTTCACGAAAGTAATCAATAGCTTTCGCCACAGCGGGGCGTTTCTCGATGTCATAAGCTGAGCGCTCTGAATAACCGGCGGCACGCGCGGACGCTACGATGTTCATGCCACCTACGCGCGCGAGTACGTACGTCTCCTGCTGAGTCGTAAGTTCGTTTAAGTTTAGACCGGCATATCTTAGGTGTGACTGAAACTCGACGTGTGGGTCTAGCTCAGTGACATCCGTTTCTTTGGGCTGCGATTTCATATCGGACCGAATCATCTAGATTTACAAACACTGGGTAAGAGTCAGGGGGGATGTTTTCAGACATCACTTCCCACCATTCTTCAAACTCGTCTTCATTCCAGTCCATGGATTCAAACAGCGCGACTACCTTCCTGTAGTCGTACGCTACAACCTCGCCGCCGCCCAGCTGGTTACATGTACCGATGATTGCATCGTCTAGGCCGTCCAGGGCAACAACTTGGGTGGCAACTGTCATATCACAATTATTAGTCTAACTAATAGTTAGTCACAAGAGAAATCATAAATATTTTTGACCCACCAGTAGAGGGAGGCTTCATCCAGATTGTTCTTAATTATATTTACGCGAGCACATACCAGTTGGATGTTGTCAATCGTATAACCCTCGGTGCTACGGATACGATCGATACTAGCGTTAAATTCTTTGCGTTCGCCGCGATCGTGGTGGTGGGTCATGTATACACCGCTTAGCGCACACCGTCCTTTCTGAAAATCCCAACAAGCAATCACATCTTCTACTGTGATGGTCCACTCGTGCTTAGCTTTTTTAACTGTGGCCGATTTATGTTTGCTGTACAGGTCTCTTAGAAAGTACACGGGGTCTTGCGAGTTCTTATACATACGTCTGTTAGTGACGCATGAATTACAGCGATTCACTTTGCCCGTTCCATCAGTGTCGTTTTGGGCTTTGGCAATGGGGCCAAAATCCGAAAGCGGCTTTGCTTCGCCGCAGTACAAACATACTTTTGTCTTTCCAGGCATAGCTTGTAGAGCTACATGAATAAGGAAAAGCAGTCTAGAAAATTTTTCCAGAAAAAAAAATTTGAAAATATATTTACGAATCGCTCACACAATGTCCCCCCGTGCCTGTCACAGCGTACCCCTGTCCCCGGACCCGACTATGGAACCTTGTTTTGTATTTGCATACATGGGTCCCATAGGCGTTCGCGCCTCGGCGCTCACGAACAACATTGATTGTGTTTATTAACTAAGGAGGTTCACATGAACATTTCATTTTATTTCTTCGCCGCCCTGACATGGTTCTTCTCAGCTATGTCACTCTTAACTCTTTTCACAGGATACCCTGACCCAGTCATGGTCATCATCTCTGTCATCTTCGCACTCGGTGCAGGTGGGTTCGGCCTGATGGCTAAGCTATCTATCGAACCAGTCATCAAGATTGTTGAGGTATCCCCTGAACATCTTGTCAATACGCTAGACCAACCAGCCTATCAACGCCGTGGCCTCGGCCACGACGAACAACAGTAATTGTGTATTTAGACCAAAGGAGGTTCCCATGTCTTATGCATCAAAACTTACGGCCGTTGTTTACGTCAAAACCAAGAAGGCAGTTAAGTCTTCTACGTCAGGCGTAACGTCGTTCATTGCCGAGGTCAAAGCCGACGCTGCATCTTACCAAAAGGTGCAAGCCGAGGCTGACGAACTCAAGGCAAAGATTGCCGAACTTGAGGCCGCTGCTAAGCAGTAGCCTCTACGGTTACCTAGCGATACCGACGAAAGCGCTAGGGTGGTCAAGGCTGCCACGTCAAAAGCCTACACTCATTCGGAAATGTAGGGACGTAAACAGATAGGCTGGGCTGAAATGCCACGCGCGATACAAAGTATCGGAGTACCTACCGAGCGGCCGTTGAAACTCGTTAAACTACGCGGCACTTTTCTTCTCAACTTTAAAATGTCACGGAGGTT